GGTTTCATGAAATACATGCTCAAACATTTCCCGGCGGCTGTTCAAGGGATTGTTTATGAGATAACTGGGTTCAACGCTTTAGAGAAAGAGGCATGTTATGCTATCGTCCTGGATATGATGAGGCTCAGACAGACCTACGCCGCTAATGGTAACACCGTCCGTGGTTTGGATTTCGTGGAAGACGTTATTCTTACTATGAAGAAGGCTAACGCTATGGAGGCAACGCTCGTTTCGAGTACTGATAAAACCCGGGACGTATTCACTAAGATTAAGTCCGAGTTCGAGTATTTGTATCAGGAGTCTCTTGTGTTCAGAGGGTTGGCCTCTATCCGGCAAGTTCCTGTTTGTGCCTATTTTTTTGGAAAAGCTGGAATCGGTAAATCCCATGCGATGACGAGGGTGTTTGCCGATGTACTGCGAGACAATGGGGACACTACGATATACTCAAGGTCTGCCGGAGGTCGTTACTGGGATGGCTATACAAACCAGAACGGAGTTCTTATCGAAGAGTTCGGGAATATGAGCGCTTTTGATGAGTGCCTTGAGGTTTTGCAGATGGTTAGTGTTAACCCGATGATTCTCAATATGGCTAACATTGAGGCGAAAGGCCGTTTTTTTCGTAGTACTTTTGTTGCTATGTCGACCAACAAGGATCCTAGAACTCAGTTCAAGTCTGCGGTCGACAAGGAAGCTTTTGCTCGCCGTATTATCCCTATTCAAGTGATTTTGAAGCGAGCTTATCAGAAGAAGAACGGAAAGCTAGATTCAGACAAGCTGTTGGGTTCTGGAGGCGATTTTCAACACCTAGACTTCCAGATTTCTGATGAAGATGGCCATGTGAAAAGTTACGATTATCGGTCTATGATCGCCTTTTTGCGTGCCCAGTATCTTGTAAACGCTTTGGTTTATAAAGGTGCTGTTGAAGACCTGCACAAGGACTGTATCGCGAGGAAAGGAGCTTCCGATCCTCTATTTCCATGTGATGAAGCTAAAACATGGAAGGATCCTACGATTATTAGGGTCCAAGCAAAGGAAGATGAGGATTGTCCTAAGATTCTTCCTATGAGTTTGATGAATCTGAAAGCCGATGAAACCGGTGGCGGTTTTATGAGCAGTATTTGTGAGACTCTCAGAGAACCTTCGTCTGCTATAATAGAGACCGGTGGTAGTTGTGGAAGATTGGACTGTAGCGAAGAGAAGTGCGAGGCCCCGAAGTGTATGTATCTCCGTTCGCTTAGTAAGAGAGTCTCTGAAAAAATCTGCAACTGTGATCCTGAATCAGTGTTAGGTGACTACTGCTGTGAGAAGTCGAG